CCAGCTTCGATTCCTCAAGCGGTCATTATTCTTGCTGACTATCAATATAAGTCGGCTTTTGTTGCTGACCAAGAAATTAATACTGTTGCATGTCTAACAGAATTGATGGTGAATTGTGAGTTTGTATGAACGATTTATTAAGACCAACTATAGAATGGATCAAAGATGATTGGAATTCTAACTCTGCTCGTTTTTTGCTTGAGTTGCTTGCTTGGGCTATTAGTATTGGGTGTTCGATTACAATGGCTCTCACGGTACCCACTCCGCCCCTTTTATATCTCTATCCTATTTGGATTCTCGGTTGCAGCATCTATGCTTGGGCTGCTTGGACTCGCAGAAGTTTTGGAATGCTGGCTAACTACTTGCTCTTAACGACAATCGATACAATTGGCCTTATGAGGATGGTAATATGAGTCCATTTGATTATGTAAACCAGATACTTCAAGGTAAAAAACAGTTAATTATTGATGAGGAGACTGAGAAAAAGTACAGTCCTTTTCTTACAAATCGTTCTTTATCCTACCATCTTGACTGTATAATGTATGCAAACGAGATGAACCGCCGGCATTTTCTAGATAATAAGTGTCAGAACGATTTTTTACTAAATACCATACGGTCTAAGAAAAGGCCGTTTGCTAAGTGGGTTAAGGCTGAAAAAGGTGAAGATTTAGAATGTGTCAAGATCATGTATGGACTATCAGACGCAAAAGCTCGTGAAGCGATCCGCCTACTTAGTAATGAACAAATCCAACAATTAAAAGAACAAACCGATACCGGTGGATTAAGGAAGTGATATGGTCGACCTTACACAATTTGTTGAGGTTACTCTCAATGAACAAGATGATTTCTTAAAAGTAAGAGAAACACTTACTCGAATTGGTGTATCGTCACGCAAAGAAAAAGTATTATACCAATCTTGCCACATACTACACAAACAAGGCAGATATTATATCGTACACTTTAAGGAACTTTTTGCCCTTGACGGTAAACCATCTAACATTTCAGAGAATGATGTACAAAGACGTAATGCAATAGCTAAGTTATTAGAAGAATGGGGTCTCGTTAAAATTTTGAATTCTAGAATTATGGAAAACAATATTGCACCACTTCATCAGATAAAAATTATTTCTTTCAAAGATAAAGATGAATGGGAATTAATTCCTAAATATAATATTGGTAAAAAATCACAAGATTACTGAAATGATACGCCATGGAAAAAGTGAAGAATCCTGTAAGACTAAAAAACATTTATCAAGGAACTGTAGTTTATACTTTAGACTATGATGATGTTTATCGTATGAACGAAATGGAATTTATTCGGGTTTATGAAGAAGCTAACCCTCAACGCACATACTTGGCTAACAAGGCAGCCTTCGTAAAACTGGATAAATAAAACTGTGACGCCTAATGGGTCACAATTATTAACTCGCTTAAAAGGAGAAAACTATGACACTAGGACGTGTTACATTCGGGCCATTGGCTCATTCTACACTTGGATTTGAAAAGTTTATTAATGATGTTGATAGACTGTTGAATATGGATGTCCAAAAAGCCACATCTACTTTCCCTCCACACAATATCATTAAACTTGATGAGTCTCGTTATGTTGTTGAGCTCGCTGTAGCTGGCTTCAGCAAAAGTGAAATTGAAATTACTGTTGAGGATAGTACATTGACAATTACAGGTGAAAAGAAAGAAGGTCAGGCTGATATTCAGTATCTACACAGAGGTATTGGTACCAGATCGTTCACTAAGAAGCTGACGATAGCTGACACCATTGAAGTTCAAGGCGCTGAGTTTAAGGATGGTATTCTGCGTGTTGGTCTTATCAATGTAATTCCTGAACACAAAAAGCCTAAGAAAATTGAGATAGGTAAGGAGTTAAAACAATTTTCTCCTAAACTATTACAAGAAGAAAATTCTCCGGCTTAAACACATGGGGGCGATTTTTTCGCCTCCATTTTTTAACTCTAAAATTAACTTTGGATATATATATCATGAAACCAAACAAAACATTCAAAATGCCTAAGTCAACAAAAAGACTGCTGGCTGGTTTATCTGGTGGTGACCATACTTCTTTCAAAAAGAGTATGATAGAATCTCACCTCATGTCTACTATTATAGTACGTGATAAGAAAAAAAATAAAGTAGAAAAAAATGAAGAATAAATTTAAGGTCGCTCATATGAAGGCGGCCGAAGTTTATTCTCAATTATCTTCTGCTCGGCGCCTTCAAGTTGGTTGTGTTATTGTAAAAAACAATACGATCATTGGAATTGGTTATAACGGCATGCCATCTGGTTGGGATAATGACTGTGAATTTGCAGATTATTATGATGATGGTGATTTTGTCATTAGATCCAAACCAGAAGTCCTTCATGCAGAAACAAACGCAATAGCAAAAGTGGCTAAATCTACTAACTCCACAGAAGATGCAGATTTGTTTGTAACACATGCACCTTGTTTAGATTGTGCAAAACTTATTCACCAATCTGGAATCAAAAGAGTATTTTACAGAGATACATATAGGAGTGATGAAGGTTTAAAGTTTCTTAAACAATGTAATATTGAGGTGGAAAATGTCAAAGAGTTACAATGCAACGGTAGTGGCGATTGACTGTTTTGGTGATGCAATCGTTCAATTACCAGATGAGTTGGTGGAAGAATTAGATTGGCGAGTGGGTGATACGTTAGATTATGAACTTGTAGATAAAAGTATTATAATTAAAAATCTGACAAAGGAAAAAAGAAATGCAACTAACAGCTAATTTTTCATTAGAAGAAATGATTAAGAGCGAAACTGCTCTGCGTCAAGGTTTAGAGAATATACCAGGTGAAGCTGAGATTGAAAATCTTAGAGTTTTGTGTACCTATGTTTTACAACCTTTACGTGATGCCTGGGGTCGTGGCATCAAAGTGAATTCCGGCTTCAGACACCCTGATGTGAACGCTGCCGTAGGCGGGTCACGCACATCCGATCATTGTCGTGGTCAAGCTGCTGATATTGAAATACCAGGAGTTTCAAATTACGATTTAGCAAAATATATCGAACAATACTTTCAATTTACACAAGTAATTTTGGAATTCTATACACCAGGTATTCCTGATTCTGGTTGGGTTCACGTATCATATGATCAGAACAATTTAAAGAAACAATCTTTAACTGCGATGCGTGAAAATGGTAAAGTGGTTTATAAACCTGGTTTAATTGCATAATGGATCCAAGAGCCCTTATTGCATTTTTAAACCGAGTAAAATGTTGGATACCTGAATACAATGGAGGCATTAGAGGCGAAATTGATCAGGTAATCCAACAATTGAGAAATTCAATAAGGTAAATAGGAAAATATCATTAGACATATAATGTAAATCCTGATATATTATTGATAAGTACTATCATAGTAGTAGTACTGATATAAATTGACTATCAAGGAGAATTGAATTGAAAACAGTAGGTGACAAGTTAGAAAAATTTTTAGTTGTAGGTATTAATCCAGGTAAAGACGATTTTTTTGATATTACAGAAAAATCATTTGAAGGCAAATGGAAAGTAATCGTTTACTATCCAAAAGATTTTACATTTGTATGCCCAACAGAAATTGTGGCTTACGATAAACTCTTTCAAGATTTTGCGGATCGTGATGCGGTTCTATTAACAGGTTCTACAGACAATGAATTCTGTAAATTAGCATGGCAACGCTCCCATGAAGATCTTTCTAAGATCAAACACATTCAGTTTGCTGACACTCAGCGTCCAGGTTATGACGTAGATAGTGAGTATCGTGATTTAGGTCTTATTAGTCAACTTGGTGTATTCTATAAGCCAGCAGGCGCAGCACTACGTGCTACATTCATCGTTGATCCAGATAATGTGATTCAACATGTTACAGTAAACAATCTAAATGTTGGCCGTTCACCAGAAGAAACTTTGCGTGTATTAGATGCTTTGCAAACAGGTGAATTGTGTGCATGTAATCGTGCCGTTGGTGGTGAAACACTATGAGTTGGGTAGATCAAATTAAGGAGGCATTACCAGAATATGCGAAAGATACAAAACTCAATTTGGATTCCGTTATTAATCGTAGCACTATTGATGTTACCATTGCTCAAGGTTGCGCCCTCGCAGCTGCAATGGCAACAGGTAACGGAAAACTCGTTGCTTTTATTCAGTCAGGCCTGGAGGATACCAGAGAGCGTGACGCAGCGTTAACAGCTGCATCGCTCATGGCTATGACCAATGTATGGTATCCATATGTTGAAATGGCAAATGATGACCGCTTGAAAGGTCTTCCTGCACAATTAAGAATGAACGCAATCGCAACACATGGCGGCACTAGTAAAGTAAATTTTGAAGCATATAGTTTGGCTGCATCAATTGTTGGCAAATGTCATTTCTGTATTAGTG